CAACCGCCAAATCCCGCACCTTGGCAATGCCGGGCGGGGCATCAACCGCCAAATCCCGCACCTTGGCGATGCCGGGCGGGGCATCAACCGCCAAATCCCGCACCTTGGCAATGCCGGGCGGGGCATCAACCGCCAAATCCCGCACCTTGGCGATGCCGGGCGGGGCCATCCTCGCGCAGCCTACATCAAGGAATGGTTTTCAAAACTCCATGTTGCATTGCGCGACACCAGAGTGACGTGCGGTGATTGGTCGCGGGTGGTCAAAGACTCTGTAACCACGCGCCACGGTCTTACTGCGGTATTCCTTGATCCTCCATACACGAAGGGAAAGATGGACTACACCGCAAAAGGTACAGGAGGCGACATAGCAATGGATGTTCAGGAATGGTGCGCAGCCCATGGCAACGACAAGAAGCTCCGTATTGTTTTGTGTGGACACGCTGGTGAGCATGACGCGCTGTTGTCAAAGGGTTGGACAACACGCAAGTGGGTAGCCAGAAAAGGTTACGCAATAACGGAAGAAGCCATTGAAAACAGCGCCAGTGAAACGGTGTGGGTTAGTCCCAACTGTATGCCCGAAATAAATGTCACAAGCGATCTATTTGCGGAGGCCGTATGAAATTCAACAACCCCGAAACCCTGATCCAGCGCGCGGGGGTGGCAGCGTGAATGAAAACCCATCCATACCTAGCCCACTACATACGGATAGCCAAGCTAGACAAGGCTTTTGCATGGTGGGCGGTCAACCAGTTGGCGCAATCGAATCCGCGAGATCACTCGGGACTACCCAGACAGTTGACCGAGGCGATGAAATCCGCGAAATCGCAACCAACCTTGAAAGACTCTGCATTGAGTACGCCTGCTACTCGCGGATAAACGGGGTGGGCAATGAAACACGTTCGGCGTGGGCTGCGTTTAAGGCGCAGATTGAAGCGCTGAAGGCTATCGCATGAAAACCCGCAAGTGCCGTGCCTGTGGTGCCGTCTATACGCAGTACCAATCATTTGTAACTTGGTGCAGCCCTGAATGCGGTGCAGAGATAGCCGCTAAGAAGGTTGCCAAGATCAAGCGCGAAGAGGCTGTAAAGGTGCGCAGGGCTGACAAGGTGAAGAAGGAGAGCCAGAAGACGCCGACCAAGCTAGAGGGTGAATGTCGCGCCATTGTTCAGGAACTGGCACGCATCAGGGACCGTAACGATGGCTGTATTTCCTGCCACATGGGGACTAACTACGGCGGCGCATGGCATGGCTCCCATTTTCGGCCAGCAGGGAATAACGCGGCTGTGCAGTTCCACCTTTGGAACATCCACAAGGCTTGTGCGCAGTGCAACTTGTTCAAGGGCGGCAATCTGGCTGAGTACCGCCCACGTTTGGTGGAAAAGATAGGCGTGGAGCGCGTGGAGTGGCTTGAGGGCCAGCGCCAGCAAGTGAAGACAAACGTACCGTACCTGATTCGCTTTAAGGAAGTGATGGGCAAGCGGCTGCGCAGGATTAGGAAACAACTGAAAGGCCAGCAATGAGCGCCATCCCTTGCGCAAGCGTGAGCATGAAAACTATGGCTGATGGCACTTTGCGCATCAGCTTCGATATTGAGCCAACCCACGCACAGGACGCTTTCCGCTTGTTCGCTTCGCCTGGAACACCTGCTGCTATTGCTGCGCTACAGGTGGGCTATGCGGCTGCTGGTTCGGTGATGGAGGCTCCGATTGTGAACCTCCCTGAAAAGCCAAAGGGCGGGGCGCTGTCAAAACAGGCGGGTGTGTGGTGCAACGACCCGGAGTTTTGGGCGTGGCTGGAAACCGACCCGCGCAATGCTTGCAGCAGCGCAGAGGGTGCAGCCGCCTGCTTGCGGGATATTTGCGAAATACACAGCAGAGTCGTTTTAGACCACGACGTTTTAGCAGCCGAGCGATTTAACAGACTGATTAGAGGGCCATACATGAAATACATGATGACCCGTGTTGCATTAAACAACTAAGGAAGAAACCATGTACCAAGATTACCAACCATCCAAGCCTTTCGAGGACTTCCGAAACATCGTCGTAGGCCAAGCCCGTGTGATTTACGAGGGCGATTCATGGTACGGCTTATCAGGCTGGCGGCTACCAGGAAAACACATGACGCAGGACCGTGAGCAGGCGCATGCGTGTGCTGTGGCTATGAATCGGCTTATGGGTGGCGTGGAGGTGACAGCATGACCGCAGGTAGACCAATAGGCGAACGAATCCGCGAAATATGCGAGTGCTTGCACGCAGAAGGGCCACAGGGTATGAGATACCTAGAGCTTTCCTTTTCGCATATCGAGCGATCAAACATTGGCAAATATTGCAGCCGGGCGGTAGGGCTTGGCCTTCTAACCGTTGAACGCAAGACTGGCGCACGGGAAAACCGCCATGTGTGGACCGTGGTTCCCGAGTGGCGGGAACTGATGGAGCAGCGACGGACTACACGCATCAAGGCGGAAGCGACAGTAAAGCGCACCCGCTGGACTGGCGTATCTAGCGTTTTTCAACTGGGGGCAATGTGAACCAGTACGGATGCCACAACCGCAAACCAATCGTCACCTTTGGCGCTGCATCGTGCCAGTACACCAAGACGCCACTAGGGCAGGCTGATAAGAAGTGTGAAGGCTGCAAGCATAAAGGGAACGCATGAAAAAAGGACAAACACAGTTCAAATTCATACGCCCTATGTCAAACATGCGCGTAGTCCTGCTATCCGTAGAGCAGGGCAACTGCAATCCGCAATCAATAGCAGACTCTACCGGGCGATCAATTGGTCAGGTAAGACAGGCACTGAAAAACCTTTGCTTTATCCGCGCAGTGATGGCAGATAGGGACGACAACGGGCGGTCTATGTACATCATCCCTGGAAGCCGTGTAGGAGTAGCGAACACCCTCAAGGGCGTTAGCTCGATATTTAACTGTAGGTGAGAAACTGTTTTCAGCCTTTCCGACAAACGGTAAGCAAAGTGCTTGCGTTAGGCGTCTAACGTGGCATAATTCATTCACCGCAACAAACAACCGAAAGCAACAAATGGCCATCATCAAAACTTCAGGAAGCCGCGCAGTAGTCATCAATGAGCAGAATGGGCGCGTGTCTGCAAGCCTTTATGTCAACGCACGCAACGGCCTGCAAGGCGCTGACATCACTTTGCAGCGCTGGGTTGGTAAGACTGTTAAAGGTGCTGAATCATGGGCTGCTAAGCAGTTGGCAGCATGAGTTTTTGCTACGCAATGGCAGTTACTGCCATCTTGTTTCTATTTTTGGAGGTAATGCCATGACAGACCTACAAACCTTGGTGCGCCAAACAAGCAACCCGTCAATCTTAAAAATGCAGCAAAGGCTGCATGAAGAAGTAGTAAAACTTGGGAAAATAGTCGAACAAAAAGAACGCGACTGGCTGACTATTTCACAAGAGACAGATGGAACAATTGCCGTATTGAAATCAGACAATGCAACCATGAAAGCCGCGCTGCTTGAAGTTATAAAAGTGTTGGAGTCCGACGATACTTCCATTGTTGATACCGTTTGGGTTTCTACAGGCCAGCCGGAAACGCTTAGGGATCATTGCCATCATGCAGTTTATGGGTATATGTATGAAGGCGAAGAACCTGCATGACCATCCAAACCCCGGCCCAGCGCGTCCGCAAGGCTCAGCAGGCCCTAAAGGAGCGCGGGGGGCTGCGCATGCCATCTGGGTATCTCCAGCCAGACGCAGCGCAAGCCTTATCCGATCTAGTCGCTTCTGGCTACGGTGCGAGTCCAGTAGCTGTTATATCTGCCGCGTTGTTAGATGCCAAACGCAAGATTACGCGATCTAAACCAGCACGCTAGTTCTACCAAATTTGATAATAAAACTACAGGGCTCAGTCAACAATCTGGCGCTTTTGAGCAATAGGACTGAATGCCCTGTACTTACACGCCGCCAGAACCTGCAAACCCGCGCAGACTGCCACGGCTAAATGGCAGGGCCTTTAAGGTGATTCACGACGCCTTGCGGGAGATTGTGAGAAGGGCAATAGACCGCACCCTTACGGGCAAGTCCTAATGCGGTTTTAACGAACACTCTCTATAGGGGAATTCGAACTATGGCGCTAACTGCCAAGCAAGAAGCATTCGCCCAGGCAGTAGCAGGCGGCATGACGCAGGCAGACGCTTATCGCGCATCGTATGAGTGCGATAACAGCACAGACAACACCATAATTCAAGAGGCCAGCCGCACTATGGCTGACCGCAATGTTTCCGCAAGGGTGGCTGAACTCAAGGAAGCAATCGCAATAGCAGCCATTTGGACGCGCCTAGACAGCGTTCAGACGCTCGCAGACATAGCCAAGGATGACGATACTAGGGCTAATGAGAAAGTGTCTGCAATCAAGGAATTGAACGCCATGCACGGCTTCAACGCTCCCACTAAACACGAGGTGGCGGGCAACTTCACGCTAAACATTAGTTTTGACTAGCATTGACATTCGGCTACCAAGGGCGACGCAGTTCCTATTCAAGCCGTCCCGCTACAAGGTTCTAAGAGGTGGGCGTGGCTCTGGCAAGTCGTGGACGGTAGCCAGGGCGTTGTTGATTCAATGCACGCGCAAACAGGTGCGGATACTTTGCACACGCGAGATTCAGAAGAACATCCAACAATCGGTTCATCAGCTACTGAGCGACCAGATAGACGCAATGGGCCTATCGTCAGCGTTTGAAGTGCTGCAGACCGAGATTAGAGGGCCGCACGGCTCACAGATATTCTTCAGCGGCTTGTCAGACATTACGGCAACCGGCCTAAAGTCTTTCGAGGGTGTGGATATTGTTTGGTGCGAGGAAGCGCAAGCAATCAGCGCCAAAAGCTGGAAGACGCTTATCCCGACCATTCGTAAGGAAGGCTCGGAAATCTGGGTGACGTACAACCCAGAGCTAGAGACAGACCCAACGCATCAGTTCTTTGTCACCAACCCCCCGCCTGATTGTGTGTCTGTGCTTATGAATTGGCAGGACAACCCCTATTTCCCCGAGGTACTCAAGGCAGAGCGTGAACACGCGCAGGCCACGATGAAGACCGAGGAATATAAGAACATCTGGGAAGGCGAGTGCTTACCGGCTGTAACCGGCGCGATCTACTTTGACGAAGTGGCAACGGCAGAGCGTGAGGGCCGCATACGCACTGTGCCAAATGACCCGCTACTAAAGACGCACGCAATCTGGGATTTAGGCTGGAATGATTCCATGTCCATAGTCTTGGTGCAGCGGTCAGCCTCTGAGCTGCGAATCGTGGATTACATCGAGGATAGCCACCGGACGCTGGCTGACTACGTTATGACGCTAAAGGCAATGCCGCTCAATTGGGGTGTGCATTACCTGCCGCATGACGGGTTCTCCAAAGACTTCAAGACGGGCAAGTCTGCACAGGAGGTCATGGAGGCGCTAGGTTGTACGGTGGAGCAAACCCCAAACATGGCGATTGAGGAAGGCATACGCGCCAGCCGCATGACCTTCGGGCGCATCTACTTTGACAAGGAAAAGACAAAGCGCCTGGTGGAGTGTTTGAAGCGTTACAGGCGGCATATCAACAAGCAGACGCAAGAGGCTGGTTCTGCGTTGCATGACGAGTACAGCCACGGTGCCGACGCATTCCGCTACACCTGCATCGTGGCCGATTCGCTGTCCAACAGTAACGGCAGCGTCAAGCCCATCAAGTACGGCGCACGGCGAACAGTCGCGTAGTTCTACCAAATTTGATAATTCCTAACCAAACGCAGTGATTGCGATGGGGAACCTATGTCAAAGATGGACGATGACCAACTGTTGGAGTTGCTGAACCGCAAGGAGCAGAACGCTTCAGCATACGTTAACGGACAGCTACGGACAGAGCGCGAAACCTCTTTGCGCGAGTATTACCGCCAGCCATACGGCAACGAGGACGATAACTGGAGCACTATTGTTGCTTCAGACGTATCCGATACGGTGGAGTGGATTCTCCCGGCGCTACTCAAGACATTTTCCAGCACAGACAAGGCCGTTTCTTTTGAGCCTACGCGCCAAGAGGACGTAAAAGGCGCAGAGCAGGCAACTGACGCTTGCAACTATGTGTTTTTCAAGCAAAACAATGGTTTCTTGGTGCTGTACACGGCATTCAAAGACGCTTTAACGGTAAAAAACTCGGCGACCATGTGGCGCAAGGAGACTATTGAAACAGTCTCAAGCATCCCGTTCAAGAACGCCAGCGAAGAAATGATCGCCTTGCTGCTGCAAGACGCAGAAGATGGCGAGATTCAAGAGGCAACCCCCGCACCAGTCATCAACCCGCAAACTCAGCAACCAGAAATGGACTTAATGACCGGCACGCCCATGATGGGGTATACCGGGCGCATCAAAAAGACCGAGAAAAAGACGGTCATTCGGGTGGAATCGTTCAGCCCTGAAGACTTGCTAGTTGAGCGCGACTGGACTAGCCCACTTCTAGCCGATTGCCCCTATGTAGCACGCATGATGCGCGTGAACATGACCGATTTGCAGGCTATGGGCTTAAGTTGCGACCCTTCTGAACTGAGGGCCAGCGACACAACAGAGTACAGCGCAGACGGAGACACGCGCTTATTCACCAAGGACCAGATAGACGCATCCACGGCCTTTGCAGACTCTGACACCGAAGATGATTCGATGGCCGAGGGCTGGCTGCGAGTGGAGTTTGTCTTGGCCGACAAGGATGGCGACGGGATTGCAGAGCGCTTATGTGTCTACCGCCTGAAGGACAAGATTCTCAAGTGCGAGGTAACGTCGCACGTTCCCATTGCCACATTCAGCCCGATACTGAACACGCACCGATGGGACGGTATGAGCATGGCCGAGGCTGTGAGCGACCTTCAAAGGCTGCACACTGAGCTATTGCGTCAGACGCTGAACAATCTCTATCTGACCAACAACCCGCGCACCAAGGTGTTGACAGATGCCAATTGGTCACCACTGGCAAACATCGATGATCTGCTGGATAGCCGCCCAGGTGGAGTTATCCGGCAACGTGACGCAAACGCAGTTACTGAGCAGGTAACGCCATTCGCTGCTGCTGCTTCTATGCCAATGCTGGATTACGTTAAAGGCATGCGTGAAGAGCGCACGGGCGTATCCCGCACTTCGCAGGGCATGAACCCTGACAGCCTAAACAACACAGCCACAGGCCGACAGATTGACCAGAGCGCAGCCATGCAGCGTATTGAGTTGATAGCTCGGATAGCTGCTGAGACTTTGCTGAAGCCAATATTCCAAGGCATTCTCAAGCTGTTGACCGATGGAGGCATGGAAAAGCTCGCGTTCAGGCTGCGCAATGAGTTTGTGGAGTACGACCCGAACGAATGGCGCGACAGCTACGACATGACGGTAAACGTTGGCCTGGGAACTGGTGACACGCAGCAAAAGGCCGCGCAGTTGATGAACATTTACCAGATGCAGACAGCGGCTATGCAGTTTGGCTTGGCAACGCCTAGGCACCTGTATCACACATCGGCGAAGGTGATAGAGAACGCAGGCTTCAAGGATGTGGACAACTTCATCCAAGACCCAAGCAAGCAACCGCCTCCGCCGCCTCCCCCGCCTCCAGAGGCAATCCAGATCGCTCAAATGAAAGCGCAGAACGACGCGCAGAAGTTCCAGGCCGAATCGCATAACGACATTCTCAAGTTCCAGGCTGAGACACAGATGGCGCGTGAGATTGAGCAGATCAAGGCTGATGCCAAGCTGCAAGAGACTCGCGCACAGCTTGAACTACAGGCATCCAACGATCAGCGCGACGCTGAGCGCGAGATGCACAAGGCACAGATGGACGCGCAGCTAGAAGCGCAGCGCCTAGGTTTTGAAAAGTGGAAAGCTGAGCTCGACGCACGGGTAAAACTGCGCATCGCTCAGATCGGCACCGAGCAATCCGGAGATGAACTATTGGCTGAAGTTGGCGATGAATTGGCAATGGGCAAAGCCAACCCAATGGACCAACTCGCACAGATGCACATGGAAACGCTGCAAATGATCGGGCAACTAGCCCAAAGCATGAACGCGCCGAAAGTCATTGTTAAAGATGGCAACGGCAAACCAATTGGAATAAGGGCTGCGTAATGGCTGATAACTTTACCGCATCTCCTGGCGCTGGTGGCGATACGTTTGCTGCCGATGAAATAGCAGGCGTTAAATACCCGCGCTCAAAAATAACGCTTGGCGCTGATGGCGTAGATGATGGGGACGTAAGCGCTACAAACCCGATGCCTGTAACGGGTACGTTCTGGCAAACTACACAGCCTGTCAGTGGCCCAGTCACAGACGCGCAGCTTAGGGCCACTGCTGTACCAACCGCACCAACAGGCGACCCATCACCGTACTGGCCCAGCTATGGCGCACCAACGACAACGGGCGTACAGCCGCAGCTAATCGACTCGGGCGGCGCATTGGTTACCCGTGGTGCAGTGCTGACGGACGAGGGCACATTCCGCGCTAACTTCTCCAATGCATCGCTTGCAATAGCCCTCGGCTCTGTCACTATTGTTGGTGATGTAGTAACTGGCACAGGCTTTTCCACTACTGACGTTCACTGGAAAGACTATTTCAAGCTAGACGCTGATGCAGAATCCGCATGGGTTCAGATTGCAACGATTGACAGCGATACACAGATAACTCTCTTAACCGCCTATGTTGGCGGCGCATCTGGTGCGGCAAGTCGTGCACTTGTGCGGCCAATCACTGGCGCTGGTGGTTCTATCACTGTTGCCAGTGGGCAGGCGCTGATTGCATCTGGAACGACTTCCGGCTCTGTTAGCGGCATCTATCGGGCTGTGGACTATGGGCCGCTGGTGTTCCGCGAGCGTGTAAACGTGTCGCAGCGTGTAGCCAATCAGAGCATTCGAATCGGAATGGTTGAGGGAGTCGAAGCAAGTCCTAAGTGGTTTGCGCGGTTCCGGCTAGAGGGGACTACCAACACGGTTGCGGTTTGTGAGAGTGGGCGCAATCCAACGGGAGCGCCCAGCGGTTCAGAAACTGAAAGCACCACAATTACCTTGCCTTTTGGGTTAACAACGGCACTTAACCCAGAGTACCGCATCGAGCATCTAACGGAGTCGATTCGCTTCTATGTGAACGGCGTTGTAGTGGCTGAGCACTCCAGGAGTCTGCCAACCGCTTATGACTTCATGACCGCTGCGACCTTGGTGCAGAACACGGGCGTACCATCCGGCACCACTACGGTTACTGTTGCGTACATAACGGTCAAAAACCACAATAAGTTAGAAATCGGCGTTATGAGTGACGCTGAAAAGATTGTTGCAGCGGCTGTTCCTCTACAGCAGTTTAGCTATAGCGTTGCTGGCGTAATCGTCATTAACACTGACTTGATGGTGTTGGATTGCTCGCAGATTCGGTCATTGTTCATCCAATGCACAAGCATGGGGACAACCGGCGTTGTAACTGTGCAGTGGGCAAATGATGCGGCATTTACTGCGCCTATAACTGCAACGCTTTTGTCTGAGTCTGGTGCAACCTCCACCACGTTTAATGCCGCTGTGATGCGCGTAACCAATGTGATGGCCCGGTATTGCCGACTACGCCTGACAACAGCAACCACGGCAGGTACGACGACACTAAATGTATGGGGGGCGCAGACTCCATACACGCCGGTTATCACCACATATCAAGTTGCTGGCTCTGTGTCAGTAGCAGCAAACGCTGGCACCAACTTGATGGGCGACGTAGGCCAGCAATACCGGGCAAACGCCACGGGCGCGGCCTCTGGTGCTCACGTTGTAAGCGCTGCAACCACAAACGCCACTATCGTTAAGGCAAGTGCTGGCCGCGTGTTGCGTTGGTCATTTGGCAATACATCAGCCGTTTGGCAGTACGTCAAGCTGCACAACCAAACAACGCTTCCAACTGCGGGCACTGGAGTCGCTAGAACCATTGCCATACCCCCAGGCGGAAGAGCTGACGGCGGGTTAGAGGGTGGAGTTGCTTTCGCTACTGGCATTGGCATGACCATCGTTACCGGCTCGCCAGATGCAGACGCAACAGCAACCACTTTAGGTGCAGTTGTTGGCGATCTGTTCTTCGCTTAAAGAATTATCAACAGGGAGAGAAAAATGGGAAAACCAGTCACGATCACAATGAAGCTGCGCGATGAAGAGAACAACATTATCGGCAACGTGCAGAACTCAGGAACCACGGAAGACGAAGGCGTTACCGTTGTGCTTGGCCTTGGCTATCTGCCAAACGTCGCAGCGGCTGCGGCATTGGGCGATGTAATCGTTGAAGTTGCTACAACTACGACAGCCACATTTGAGCCTGTAGCGGCTGAAGCTGTTCCAGACGTTGAAAACAACATGCAGACGATCACGTTCACCCTTCCATAGATTGAACATCGTTTGAAATGTGGATACACCTTTTAGCGGTAGGTCTAATTGATGGCGCTGGCGGTGGAGTAGCGCCAGAACCTACCGTTCAAGGGTATTCAGGCGAAGTAGTCCTAAAGCCTTGGTATATACGGCGCAATAAACGCATTCTGCTGTTTAACACGGCGCAAGAGGCTGATGCATACCTCGTGGCAGAAGAGGCAGCAGAGCAGGCAATTCGCCAAGCGCAGAAGACCTCCAGGCGAGCACGCAAGCGACTCCGAGAGAAGGTAATCACTGTTGCGCCAGTCAAGACAGTTGACGTTGACCAGCTTTCAGAAGCCGTAGCGCGTTTCTCGATATCCGCAAACATTCCAGAGCTAATAGCTTTGGAGGACTTCGGGCAAATCATGCAAGTTATGGCGCTTGCGCAAGAAATGCAGGAAGAAGAAGACGTGATCTTCCTTTTGTTGATGACCTAGTTCTACCAAATTTGATAATGCTCGCATGAACGAAAAGCATGCAGTTTTACGTGGGCGCGAAGCCAGTGCAGTACTGGAAAACGAAGCCTTCAAAGCCGCGATGGATGGCTTGAAAACTGTAGTACTTGACCAGTGGAAGCAATGCCCCGTTCGTGACCGTGAAGGCCAAGTTCTATTGCTGCAACTGGCAAAGCTCACAGACAAGTTTGAGAGTATTTTGGTTGGAATGATTGAGAACGGAAAGCTTGCACAGAACAAGCTTGATCTTGACGCGATAAGAGACGAATCCCCGTCTAGGCGCTGGGTTCGCAAGGTTACCGGGTAATCACCTACCCAATCGGGAGCATTAGATAAGCATTCAACGAGTGCATATCCAAATGCTTCTGCCAACGCTCTTGGTGATATGGGCGCGTTGCACATAGGAACATCATGGACGGACAAGCAGAATCTGCACCCGAATCAGGTGGACTAGATGACCTCGCTTCTTTTCTCTCGGACACTCCTGAAGAGGAATCCACAGAAGAGATAGAAGCAAACCCCGCCGACGAATCCACCGCCGAGAGCGACACGGAAGAGAACGCAAGCGACGAACAGGAAGACGAAGCCGAGGAATCGGAAGAGGAACCTGCACCCGTTGACACAAAGATCACCTTTAAGGTGAAGGGCGAAGACGGCACCGAAGAAACGGTAGAGGCATCTACTGAAGAACTCGCAGCCTCCTATCTACGCCAAAAGGACTACACCAAAAAGACCCAAGCTCTAGCCGAGCGCGAGTCTCAAGCGGTCAATTTCCTGAAGACAAAACATGACGAGATACGAAATCAGTATCTGAGCCAAGCGGAGTTAACCCGCGCAGCTTTGGTGCAGATGGCGGGTCTTAAATCAGGCGACGAGATGGCGCAGCTTGCGCACTCAGACCCTGCGGCATGGGTGGCAGAGAACCAGCGACAACAGAGCGTAAATGCGTACTTGAACCAGCTTGATCATCAGATCAATGGTGAAAAGCAACGCGCAGCGCAGGAGGCCGAAGCACACCGGGCGCAATCGCTTCAGCAGCAATTCCAGAAGACCTGGGAAGTGTTGCAGAAGGAAAAGATTGATAAGCCTCAGCTTGCCAAGATTTATGACGGCGTTAGCAAATCCTATGGATTCACGCCTGAAGAACTTGGCAACGTGTACGACCACCGACTAGTACGAATGATGCGCGATGCGCAGGCGTACCAGGCGCTCAAGTCGCAAAAAGCAGACGTTACCCGAAAGGTAGCCGACGCGCCACGCATGCCCCAACGACAGACGGCACCCAGCCAAGAGCGCAAACAGCAGACCCTAGAACGCAAGTTCACAAACGGCACTGCAAAGCTCAAGGACTTGGTTGCATTTCTAACCTAATTCGGAGCATCAAAAATGGCAGTCCCAACCAACCTGTATCAAAAAGCATCCCTCAAGGGCAATCGTGAAGATTTGATGGAAAAAATCTTCAACACTTCGCCCACAGAAACCCCTCTTTCGTCGGCAATGGGCCGCGTCACTGCGGTGACAGATTTCCACGAATGGCAAACAGACTCGCTCGCTGCTGCTTCGGCATCTAACAAGATGATCGACGGCGACGATGTGACTCTAGATGCACAAGTGGCAACGGCTCGCATTGGCAATCACCTGCAAATCTTTAACGGTACGGTCGGCGTTTCTCGTCGCGCCAACATCGTGAAGAAGGCAGGCCGCACAATGGAGATGGGATACCTCAAGGGCAAGAAAATGCTTGAGTTGAAACGCAACATCGAAGCAATGGTGTTGTCTCCAACCCAAGTGGCGATTGCTGCGACTACCTCTGTAGCCGGTCAATCCGGTGGCTTGGGTGTGCAGTGCGTTTCTAACCCGTTGCACAACGGCGCAGGCGCTACCGCAGCGTGGACTTCTGGCGCTCCTACTGCTGCCATCACAGCCGGTACAAACCGCACGTTTACCAAGACGCTGCTGGACACCGCGTGCCAGAACATCTACACAACATCGGGCCAGTTTGCCGAGATGTTGGTGGTGTCGCCTGCCCATAAAGCGCTGTTCTCTGCTTTTGCATCTGTGGCCCAAAACCGCATTGACGTAAAGAGCGGCAAGAACGCGCAAGCGACCATTGTCGGCGGTGCAGAGGTCTATCTGTCCGACTTCGGTGGCTTGACTGTGGTTCCGCATTACCTGCTGGCTGGTTCCGATACAGCCTATGTGCTGAACACTGATTACCTGGACTTGGCTTTCCTGGATGGCTTCAAAACCACCGACCTTGCCAAGACAGGCGACAGCGACAAGATTCTGATTACCGCCGATTGCTGCTTGACCGTTCGCGCTCCAACAGCACAAGCCAAGATCACGAACCTGACACCTTAAACGAGTGGCCGAGCTAGTTCCCTGCGTTAAAGGGAGCCGATGGGGTGCGATGCCCCTCTCCATTTCAAAAGAGGTAAGCGCGTGGAACTTGATTCAAACGTCACGATAAACGAGGGTGTTAATGGATTTGGCATCCAACGCCAAATCATCCTTGAAGGCGATCAGGCCGTTACGAAGCTGACCTATGACGCGTCTCCATTGCTGGAGGCCGCACAACAGGCCCGAGTTGCATCAGAAGGGCAACGGTGGGGTGATGGTCGATTTGTTGGAATCATCCCAATTGCAGAGTTGACCCGCATCAACGACACCTACAAAAGCGCAGAAGAACGCAAGCATCAAATTCTGTCCTGGCTGCGCGACAACCCCAAGCTGGTGACGTTTGACAAGTTCCTGAAATGACCTACGCCACGCTTCAAACTGACGCGGCAGACTACCTGCACCGTAATGACCTATCGGCCAAGATGCCGGGTTTTATTGCGCTTGCGGAGTCAACCCTATTCCGTGAGCTCCATGTCAAGGATATGGCTGTCTCTGTCACTGGAACAACGACAGGCGAATATGCAACGCTACCGGCTGATTTTGGAACTGTGCAGCGGGTAACTACTGTGGCTGGAAGCGCTGAATACTCGCTTGACTACAGGGCACAAGACTACACGCCAACAGGCCAAAGCTACCCGACAGAGTACGCGCTAGAAAGCAACAAGCTGCGCATCTGGGGCGCGTCAACTGGTCAGCCTTACACGCTTTACTACATTCCGAATCTTGCCGCGCTGAGCGACAGCAATACAACAAACTGGCTGCTGACCAACGCGCCTGATCTGTACCTGTATTCCACGGCACTAGAAGCCGCGAAATACATCCGTGACGCGCAAGAGGTCGCAACACTAACGCCAATGGTAGGTGCGTTGATTGACTCGGTGCGCAGAGCATCAGAGCGCAAAGGCCAACCCGCTACAGGCTCCATGCAAATCAAACCGAGGCGCTAAGAATGTCCGTCGAATCAGCAACCAACACAAGCCAGCTTGACCCAACCAAGCCTGCTGCGTCTGACCTCAAGAGCGAGGGCGACGACCACATCCGATTGCTCAAGTACACCATTCAGATGACGCTGCCAAGCATCACAGGCGTGAGCTACGCGGCGACTAGCAACAGTAACTTTTTGCTTGCTACCACCTCAATGGTGCAGGCCGCAATTCTGAATGCATCCGGCATTACTGCGGTACTTCCCGCACAGGTTGCAGACACCTATCTCTACTCGGACGGCACAAACGTTTCTTTTCAGCCAGCTTCTGCGGTTGGGTCTGACATTTACCTCAATTCACTTTACGGAGCTTTCTAAATGGCCGCAAATACAAAACCAGTCTACCCAAAGACGCCAGTAGCAACGGTTGGGCAAACGCTCGCCACTGCTAACACGGCCAAAGACGGCACCGGAACAGTAGTCACGCTTTTGACCGCTGGATCAGATGGCGCGAAGTTTGACGGCGTGAATGTGGCCTATACGGGTACATCAGTTGCAACAACCTTAAAGCTTTTCCTGAATAACGGCAGTGCTACGTCAACGGCGACAAATAACGTGCTGATTAAGACAATCAACGTTCCAGCCAACACGATGACCAGCGAAATCAACACTGCTGCTGATTTCTTTACAAAAGCCCTTGACGGCGGCTCTTTGATGGTCCCGCCTAACTACAAAATCACGGCCTGCATCGGCGTGACAGTGGCAAACGCAATCTACGTTCTGCCTACCGCTGGAGACTTGACAGCATGAGCTGGGGCGACGCACGATCCCTGACGGCAGCGGCTGCTAGTCGGTGGATAACGAATCCCAAACAACTGCCAGTTGCAATAGTCAACGAAGCGAATCTATCGCTAAAGACTTCAGCAGGGGTAATCAATACATTTACTGCGGGAACTTCGCCAACAACATTTACGGCTATGGCGTTGCGCGGCGCTCAGACCTCCGTAGCTGTTGCTGACACATATGTAACGCTGGCTAACCTTACAGGTTCAGGGTTCTTATTCAATGTAATCTGCGCAACAAATACAGGCGCGGTTTACACGCCAACAATCCGCATAACAGTTGATGGAACTGTCTACACGATTTCCTCCAGTTCAACAGTAAATGCAACGTTCCGGCTTGTATTGGGGGCGCTGATTGCTGCAACTCCATCAGTAAGCGCAATTGCTGCTGTTGGCTCGGACATCATTTCGCCAAACGCTGGGCCAGATAACGGTTTTTCTGGCGCGAATGTTGGCGGCCTATACAACCCAGCCACAGCCAGCATCATGACGCCAGAAATGATCTTGGCCTATGGGCTTCCATGCTTGCGCTTTGAAACCTCTCTCATTGTTGAAATGAAGGCGAGTCTCCTGGCTTCTTCCGCCAATGACCGGCTTGGCGGCGTGTCTTATCGATTGGATACCTGATGCAAGTAATCAACCTTACAAACCCCGGACAAGCGCCAGTTGACGGCGACAGAATCTGCATCATCCACGGAAATGGTTCTATTGAAGAAAAGCGGTACACAGCACCCTTTGAGCCACCAGCACCAACGCGCAGACAGGCAATCATTGCCCGATTGTCAGAGATTGACGCTATCACCGACAGGCCGCGCACACGGCGAGAACTACAGCTAAACAAGACAGCGACCCGCGCATGGCTGCAAACGCTTGACGATGAAGCCGACGCATTGCGCGAGGAAATGAAAACCTTGTCAGCAGAAAGAGGCAGAAACTCCGCTGCCCGGTCTGGTGGTGGTGGTGGCCCCCTTGAGCCGGTTTAACCTGGCTGCGGCGTTGCTCCTGATTGGGGCAAGTCGTAACTATGGCTGGATGCTGGTGGACCCTGAATTTAGGGGCATTGCCAGCAAAGCGCTTGGGGCATTTGCTGCCTTGTGCCTTATTGCAATCATTGCTTACCACTGTGCAAGCAAATGGGTTTTGCTGGTTTCTGCTGCCTACGGGTTTGAAGAACTCCAGACCTTTGCATGCTCAGTTATGTATTGGGTTGAGCCTTGGCCCGTAGAGGTCGGCCAGTCAATTTGCAGCGCTCGAATCGGCTTTGATGTTGGCGCTGTTGGGATATTTGTCGTTGGATTACTTGCGTACAAACTTGCAAGCGTACTCGGAGCTAAATGAATGTCTGAAGCACAAAAACCCATGTCGATTGAAGTGCTTGATACACATTTGGAGTACATGCGCAAGGATATTCAAAAAGTCCTGCATGAAATGTCCAACATGGCGACAACCGATGACATAAAAAAGCTGAGTGAGCGTATGGACAAATTTGTCACCACAGACAGATTTGATGCACTTGAAAAGAAAGTAGACGCTAGCTCCCTAGGTAGTTCGTTTGATCGCGGCCTATCGCTGATAACAAGAATCAGCGCTGCTATTGCTGCATTGATGGCAATGGTTGGTATAGGTGTTGCCATGGTTAGGTTTATCGACAGCATTAAGGCGGTTATCTAATGCTCGCAACAATCGACAACTGCGGCATCGGTATTGCGGCAGACCTATCGCCGGAAGAATTGGGTAACGGCGTATGGTCTACCGCGTTGAATGTCCGGTTTAACAATGGCTACGCTGAGCGATTCAAGGGAACCACGCAAGCATTTGATACGCCTGCTGTAACTCCGTATTTCCTCGCGCCATACGCCACGACTACGGCACGGTTCTGGATACACGCTGGCCTATCTGCTGTGTATGCAGATGATGGCACCACAAGGACCGACATAACAGGCACAGCACCAACAGGCGCTATTGATGACCGCTGGACAGGCGGCAGCATTAACGGCGTATGGGTGATGAACAACGGCGTAGATGTTCCCATGTACTGGAACGGCGACACCGGCACAAACCTTGCGTCTTTGGGTGGATGGGATGCGAATTGGCGTGCCACTTCTGTGCGCCCATTCAAAAACTTTATCGTTGCATTGGGGATTACTAAGAGCGGGACCAAATACCCGCACATGGTTAAGTGGTGTACCACGCTGAACCCCGGCGCGGTGTCTGGCGCTGGTGACTGGGACGAAACCAACCCAGCTAAGGACGCAGGCGAGCAAGACCTAGCCGAAACGCCTGACATTATTGTTGACTGCCTACCGCTAGGCGATGTAAATATTATTTACAAAGAGCGGTCAGCCTACGCAATGACGTATGTTGGCGCACCATTCATATTCAGGTTTCAGCGCTTGCCGGGTGATTCTGGGATGCTGGCGCGTGGGTGTGGTGTACAGACCCCGCTAGGCCATGTAGTTCTGTCGGCTGGTGACGTAGTTGTCAACACTGGAAGCGGTAGCACCAGCATTGCAAACGGACTTGTCAGAAAGTTCATATTTAACAACATCAACAGCACGTATTACAAACGCTCTTTTGTTACGACAAATCCTCAGAAAAATGAGGTGTGGATTTGCTTCCCGTTTGGAGAATCCGAGACTTGCAACCGCGCATGTGTTTGGAACTGGATTGACAAAACGTGGGCTATCCGTGAGCTGCAAAACGTAACTTATGGCGCGGCTGGTCAGGCCAACATCACGGCCACTAGCACCACATGGGCGGGTGATTCTGCATCATGGGCAAGCGACGCAACTAGCTGGAACGAAAACGAATATTCGCCAGCAGAGGCGCGGCTGCTTATGTCGCACACAACCCCTGTCATTTCTGTGGTTGACACAGGGACAAGCGAATTCGGCGAGTTGATAAATGCCAACATCACCCGAACAGGCATGCACTTCGGCGACCCTTACTCGGTCAAAACGATTACAGGCGTGCGGCCTAAGTTTGATGGTCCTGCTGGTACGTTGGTTACGGTGGAGATTGGTGCTTCCATGTTCCCAGATGCATCGCCTATCTGGTCTGCTCCTACAACGTTCACGCTAGGCCAGTCGATCAAGATTGATTCGTTCGCTACTGGGCGGTTTCTAGCAATTCGATTCTCAAATGCTGACTTTGCAACGTGGCGAATCAAGTCGTTTGACATTGAATACATAAAAGCAGGGGCGTTTTAATGGCTCGCTATACACCCGGCGTCATGCCAACCAACCCAGCAGATTGGCCTGAATACTTCCGCGTTGAACACGCAAAGATTGCTCAAGCAATGGAAACACCAAGTGAGCGGTTTACATGGGAAACCCTCTACGCACCACCAAATAAATACGGCGAAGGAACCACAGTCAAAGCAGATGGCACGACTTGGAATCCTGGCTCAGGTGCAGGCACTTATCAATATCGCGGCGGCGCGTGGCGCTTTTTAGGCTAAGGAGACAACATGCCAATTTCAATCGGTGGACAGACTTACACAGACCAGCAAGTCAAAGATTTCTACGCTGGCGGCGGCAATGAACGACAGTTCCTAGAACAGGCAGGCGTCTCTGACCCTTGGGCGGCGCGTGATCTGACGTTACAGGCGCGTCAAACTGCTGGCTACACGCCGACCATGCAGGACAATTTTAAGCAGTACCAGCAGGCAAACCCTGGCGGCGCATTTGCCAACAACTACGGCGGTTGGCTCAACGACATGAAGAACGGCAACCCCGGCGCGTTTGGGGCTATGCAGGCAGGCACTTACACAGGCTCGCCAACAGCGGCTACAGACTTCGCTCCCGGTGGCATCCATAGCGGCAAAACATTCAGCTACGGCCAATCCGGCAAAGGGATGCTAGGTATTGGAGACGGATGGGGTGGCGACACGGCAAGCGCTACTAACGGCGGCTCTCAAAACCTTGGCATGGGTGGCAACTCTGGCGCTAACTACGGCGGCTCTCAGGGTGGTGGCGCTGCTGGTGGCACTAACCCCTATCTGCAAGGCATGGGGCAATCGATCATCGACCAGATGACGGAGAACTACACCCGCAACCAGCTACCGGCTTCACGCTCTGGCGCTATGGCTGCTGGTGGCTTCGGTGGTTCGCGTCAGGGTGTTGTGGAGGCTAACGGCCTGCAAGACTTGAACCGTGGCATAGGTCAGAACCTGACCAACCTGTACGGCCAAGACTGGACCAACGCGCAAAACCGTGGATTGCAGCAGCAGAGCATAAACAACAGCTATGACCTTGGGTTGAGGTCCAATGATCTAGGCTTTGCCAACCTGGACAGCAACAACAACCAATTTGGTCAAACCTTCGGGCTGAACGTGCTCAACGCGCAAAACAACTGGGCCAATCAAGGCGTCCAGAACGCCAACAGCATGCAAAACGCGCCTATCGACTACGCCCGCTACTTCAACGGCCAGACCTCACAGATGGCCGGGCAGGGCGGTACACAGACCAACACGCAGACAAACCCCGGCAACCCGTATATCGGCGCTCTGGGCGGTGCTCAGTTGTTCAATTCTTGGCTCAACCCAACACGGGGATAAACATGGCGACACTCAGCTACGAAGATTATTTGAAGCGCGTCAACTCTGGCATGTTGGATGCAAATGGCCGGTTTGTCGGTCCTCAGGGCGGCGTTAATTACATGCTTGAGGGTCAAACCCCGCAAGAGGCATACGCCAACGCCCAAGCGATTGACATGCCAGAGATTGACGGGCGCGATAACGCTGCGATGAACGCAAGCCGTTTGCAGTATCTTGACCCAACATGGAGAGATGGCCCTGCTGGTACTGGCTTGTTAAATGCCGTTGGACATTTGGCTGGTGAAGTCACTAAAAATCCAGCGCTGATGGCAGGGGTATTTGGCGGTGCGGCTCAATACTTTAACGTCCCTGGCTTTACTGGTGAACAGGGGTTCTCCGGCATTGATGCGGCTGGAAGTGGGTTTTCTGCGGCTAAAGATACCGGGTTGTTAGCTACTGGCGGCGATGTAGCCGCATTGAACGGTAACCAGATCGCTGCGCTGTCCCCTGCGGCAAGTGCTAACGGCTTCTCGTTCGCAGTACCCGAAGCGATGACAAACGCTGTAGGGCTAGACCTTGGCGGCGTGGCGACTACGGCGATTCCGGGAGAGGCTGCTGCGGCTGGCTTCTCTGGTATTGGTTCTGGTGCTGGCGGCGGCGCGGGTATTGGCTCTGGTACGGTTTTAGGCGGCGGTGGCGCTGCGGCTGGTGGAGGTGGGCTATTGAGCAAGGTTAAAGACTTTGTTACCGACCCTTCAAACCTGCTGAAAGTAGGTGGCACTGTGTTGGCTGCTGCCGGTGGCGCAGCGGCAAGCAAAGACAGCACCACAAGCAAAAGCAGCACCAATGAACCGTGGGCAGAGGCTAAGCCTTACCTACTGGACAACCTAAAGACTAACGCGGCGATGCAGGAACACTACCGCGCAAACCCGTTCTCTGACCTACAGAAGCAGCAGTACCAAGGTCTATTTGATAGCCTAGCAAACAGCAAGGCCAATGTGCCCGGACTGCTTGCAAACGCTAATTCTTTCAGCCAATCACGGCGCGGCCAAATGCCAGCAATGCAGGGCCTGCTATCTGGAACGCAAGCGGCTCCCATCAACTTTGCGCAGTATCAAAACATCGGGCGAAAGGGGTAAGACATGGCAGGATTGCTGGACTTTTTGAATAGCGCAGAAGCGCAGGCCGGTCTAGGCTTGCTGGCAGCGGCTGGCCCACGCTCAGACGGCGCAGGCTTCGGCCAACGCTTGCAAGAAGGCTTAGGCGCGGCTGACCAGTGGAAAGCGCGACAGGCAGCGGCCAAGCGTGCGGAAATGCAAGACCAGATGGCGCAGATGCAGATGGCGCAGGCGCAAGCACAGATGGCGCAGCAGCAGAAGTTGCAAGGGCTGGCTCAGCAGTTTGCGAAACCCGAAGGCTTTGACTATGGCGGCTATGCCAATGCTATGGCAGGCGTAGACCCCATGCGAGCTATGGAGATACAAAAGAGCCTAGCCAAGCAAGGGCCAGAGTTCTCTACCGCGCCACAGTACGACCAAGCAGGCCGCGCTTTCATCCTGGCTAAGGATGGGACCATGAAGTATCTGGACGGCGTGAAGGCTCGGGACAAGCTGGAGGAAGTGCGCCTAGGCGACAAGGTGGCATTCCGTAGCCCTTACAGCACTGAAATGCAGGGCAGCATGGCAATTGGTCAATCTGCTGATAGCAAAGCGTCTAACGCGGTGGCTTGGGCCAATAACAGCCTTAGCCGTGAGCGGCTAAACATGGACAAAACCAAGGCCGCAGCAGAAACTGCCGATGGTGGATATTCCAGTAAGCCACTCCCAACAGCGGCGCTGAAAATGCAAAACGACGCCATAGACGCAATTGGCACGGCTGGCGGCATTAACAAAATGCTCTCAGGCGTTGAACAGAAGATAGCTGACAAAAAGGTCAAGTTTGGACCAGTCTCTAACTTGATTAATCAAGGGCTAAATGCTGTTGGCAGCAGTACAGAGGAAAGCCGAAATTTCGCGTCCTTCAAATCTGATCTTGAGAAAATCCGCAATGAGTCCTTGCGCCTAAACAGTGGCGTGCAAACCGATGGAGACGCGCAACGTGCGTGGAACGAACTGTTCCAAAACATCAACGACACGGATTTGGTAAAGCAGCGGCTTGGAGAGATTAAGTCTCTCAATAACCGGGCAGTTGAATTGCAGAAACTCAAAGTGGACGGCATCCGTGGCAACTACAAAGCAGCTCCATTTGACTACGGGAAATTGCCAGACGCAGGCGGCGTAAGTTCTGGAAGTTCTAGCGGCGGTTGGGGCATTCAAAGGGTTAACTAATGGCAACCTACAAAATCACTGCGCCTGACGGAAACGCTTACAACGTTACGGCACCTGATGACGCATCGCAAGAACAAGTGCTTGCTTATGCTCAAAAAAGCTACAAGATGGCGGCAGCACCGGCCAAAGAAACATCCACCCTAGACAACATCAAGCAAGGACTCGGCAACGTTATTGCTGGAGGTGTTCGCGGTGCTGGCTCTATCGGCTCAACCCTGATCGCTCCATACGACATAGCAAAAGACGCATTGGCTGGCAAGGGCTTGTCTCTTGAGTCGAATCGTCAACGGCGTGCAGACATGGATTCGGCTCTAGGCTCTATGGGCGCTGAAACCGATTCGTTTGGGTATGGCGCTGGCAAATTGGCTGGCGAAATCGCGGGTACTGCTGGCGCTGGTGGCGCACTGGCTAACGTTACAACTAGGGTTGCTCCACGCTTGGCAGTTGCGGCCCCTGGTTTGATTGAGGCAGTCCGTACTGGCGGCATGAGTGCAAACGGTGCAGGCATGGCAACTAGGGCCGCTGGCGGGGCTATTTCTGGCGGCTTATCTGCTGGACTTATCAACCCAGAAGACGCGGGAACTGGCGCAGTAATTGGAGGCGTTGCTCCCGGCGTTATCAGTACGGCTGGCAACATTGGAAAGGCGATCGGAGAAAAGGCCGCAGCTACACGGGCAGAGAATCTAGCCAAGTTCAACCGTAGCGCACCAATGCGAGAAACACTCAGCGCATCTATAGACGCTGGTTATGTGGTTCCTCCAAACATGGTTAACCCGTCCACCAAGAACGCGCTTATTGAGTCGTTTTCTGGAAAACAGGCTACCTCGCAGCTTGCATCGGTACGCAATCAAGACGTTACAGAAAAGCTGGTGCGTCAGTCGCTTAACTTAGCAGATGACGCGCCATTGTCAAAAGGCGCACTAGAGCAAATCCGAAAGGTAGAGGGCGGCGCATACAAGCGAGTCGGAGAGTTGTCTCCAGCATCTGAGTATGACCTTGAAGCGCTCAAGCAAGCGCGGAATGAGGCTCAAGGCTGGTTCAACGCTTACAACCGATCGGCAAGCCCTGAAGACTTGGCAAAGGCTAAAAACTTCAGAGACACGGCTGAAATGCTTGAATTGAGGCTTGAGAGCCACGCAAAAGACGCAGGAAAAGAGGCCCTGATTCCTGCACTGCGCGAAGCACGCAAACAGATCGCCAAAACCTACACCGTAGAGCGTGCGCTGAATGACGCCACAGGAACAGTAAACGCCAAGGTCATCGGGAGGATGTTTGACAAGGGCAAGCCACTGTCAGACGGCCTTGATACTGTTGGACGGTTTGCTAGTGGCTTCCCAAGCATTGCACAAGCTCCGCAACAGATGGGCAGTCCTGCTGCGCACAATCTGCGCTCTATGGCTTCGATGCTGGCGGGTGGTGGTGGATTGGCTGCTGCTGGCCCGGTTGGTTTGGCGGCTGCTGCTGTGCCGTTTGCTGCTGGCCCGTTGTCGCGATCGCTAATGTTCCGTGAAGGCGCTCAGAGGGCTCTTGCCAACCAGTCAGCGCCGACTATGGGTCGCTTAGGGCAAATGGGCGGTTTGTTGTCTACCCCTGAATTGCAGATGTTTTTGGCACGCTCTGCGCCTGCTACTTCTTCTTTGCTAGACCCATAAGCAGGCCATAGATGAATGCAAGCCCGGCAAGTATCGCCAGCTTCCACAGCATGTATTCAATAAATTCCATCCCCCGCATTCTAGGCACTCCAAAGGAATAAGCAATGATCAATTCCCGCAACCTTGCCGACTTACTACCGCGCACAGCGGCCAAAGCTGCGCTATTTCGAGATGAATGCGCGAGAGCCGGTCACGACATTATTTTTACCAGCACTTACCGCGACAAGGAAAGCCAAGACGCTCTATACGCGCAGGGCCGCACCACGGCAGGCAAGCGCGTGACCAACGCAAAGGGCGGCGACAGCTTCCACCAATACCGAGTGGCTTTTGACTTCGTCCCAGTTGTCAATGGTGTGGCGGTCTGGAATGACGATGTAACTTGGGCCGCATGTGGGGCCATCGCAAAGCGTGTCGGGCTTGAGTGGGGCGGCTACTGGGACGGCTTCAAAGACAAGCCGCACTGCCAAGACCTTAACGGCTACGGCCTAGACCAATACAAACGGGGGGAAGCCAAATGAAGCTAATCGCAAACTGGAAAAAGGCATGGCGCATGCTGAGCGTGCAAGCAATGGCGCTGGCTGGTGCAGTGCAAGGCGCTTGGATGTTTATCCCGGACGGTATGCGCTCCAGCATCCCGGCGAATGTGGTGCAGGCGGTAACGATTGCGCTGCTTGTGCTGGGGGTGGTCGGGCGGCTGGTTGATCAGCCCAAAGTCAAATGATCGCCCTTTTGAACTGGCGCGTGTGGGCGGCTCTGGCGCTTGCCGTGGCTCTGGCGGCTTCCCACTGGAAAGCATATTCAATGGGCGGCGCAGAGTACCGCGCAAAGATGGCAGAGCGCAATGCTGAACTGATGGCAGAAGCCGCTACCGCCAGTGAGGCAAACCGCAAGACCGAGCAAGCAATGGCCGCGAAACTAAGGAAGGCGCAAGATGATTACGCAAAAATGCAAAAGGTTAATGCTGGTAATGCTCTTGAGCTTGCCAGGGTGCGCGGCGACTTTAAAACCGCCCTCAATAGTCGATGCACCGCAAATCCAACCGCCCCCGGCTGTTCTGATGGAGGCGGAAGACTTGAGCGTAAATTACTTGGAGAGTGTGCGGGAGTTGTTGTTGAACTGGCAACGACAACTCAACGATTGGCGGATAAAGTTATAGGCTTGCAACGTTACGTTGGTGTGGCATGCTCACCGCCTTAATCTGTTGGGGATTTTTTGGCATAACAGGGGCAAACCGCGCAAACCCTGCACTGTACGCAAACCCATAGACCCAATATCCATGCGGGTTGCAGCGTAGTACACCATTCGCCTACCGCACTCGAAATCAGGCGTACCGAAAGGTACCGAGGGTTCGAATCCCTCCTCTTCCTCCAGTATCTATAAGCGTCTAGTGCTATCAAAACAATAGCCTAGGCGCTTTTTAGTTTGGGGATGTTGGGGATTTTTTGACCAATCTTCCCAATAGCCACCGAAAGCGCATCGGTTGCAAGGTGGCTGTATCGTTGGGTTGACCGGGCGTCCTTATGCCCAAGTACCGCCCCCACGGTGTACAAATCCACCCCGCTGTTAATCATTTCCGACGCTGACGAATGGCGCAAATCATGGAAATGGTAGTGACTAAACCCCGCCAAATCCCTAGCCCTTTGCCAATTGTCCTGAATCGTGATCTTTGGCGCTTTCTTGAATCTCCTGGCACACACTGCCACCCGTGGGTGTATCGGCACTATTCGCGGGTTGCCGTTCTTTGTGTCTGCCAGCACCCATGCGGCACCAACTACCTTAGCCCTCAGAATCTCGCCTAAGCGCATTCCACTGTAAAACCCTATCCGTATAGCCATCCGTGCGTTGTGGTTCTTGCAGAGCCTACAGATGGCCAGCATTTCGGCACGGCTGGCGTACTGGTGGCGCTCGTTCCTAACCGTTGGCACCGTCACCTTGGCCGCTGGGTCGCTTTCGGCCATGTCGTGATGTTTCCATGCATACCGGCAAGCTGCGGTCAGATAGCGGATTCGGTTCCTAATGCTGGCAGCGGCCAATGGTGTGCCGTCCTGTTTAACGCCTTTCATGGCATAGGTTTTGCACACATCCGACAGCGCAGCGATGGGCCTACCCTGGTAGAACGGGAACAGCAGGGCCAGTTCTTTTGCCACGTTGCCAGCCGTTTTTAGCTTTGGGACGCGCTCCCTGATATAGCAATCAACCGCATCCTCGATGGTGAATTCTGGGCGCTGCACTCTGGTTGCAATGGCGTAGAGTCGGGCCGATTCTTGGCGGTCGTATGCGTCAGCTTGGGTTTGATTCCAAGTTTTCGGAAGGTGTTTAACAGTCCTGACTCGGTTTGAGTTGATAAGGCGGTCGAACTCAAAGACGAACGAACCACGTTTTTTATCGCGGTAGATAGGCACGATCGTTTGTACTCCTGCACATCGTGTGCTTCGAAAATTATGCGCTTTCCGATTCGATAGCATGGAATCGGGCCAGATGGCGCGGCAAGCTGGTAGACCATCCGGCTAGACACGCCTAGCATTTCAGACGCTTGATTGACGTTCATTCCTTCCCCTCTTGTGCTGCAATGGCCGCCTCTATAGCCGGTATATCCTCGTCGTTGTCAAACAGCACGCCCTCAGCCTCTCCAACGTTGTTGGCGTAGTTCAGGGCGCGTTTGCACGCTATCAGCATCGCATCCCTTTCCCCCTTAACCCGCTCCAGCTCAAGCTGCGATTTATTGAAGTCGTCGTACAGCTTTGCGTTTTGTGCGCCGATTTGCTCCAGATCACGGCGCAACCCTTCGGTGTCGGGTGGGGTGGTGTACAGCGGCTCCCATGCCTTTGCAAACGGTCTGCCACCTTTGTCGGCCAGACAGAATTGCTCGGCCTTTGGCACCCAGTACGCAACAGGCTCCACAGGCTCCTCCACAGGCGCATCAATAGCGGCGCGTAGGTCAGCGATGGCGGCGTTGACAATCAGCGTCTGCGTCTTGTTCCACCGATTGCAGGGCATGCTCAGCGCATGGAGTGCGTTCTGCATAACTTGCTTGCTCATTTCAAAACCTCGTGTGTAAGCACCGTCAGAACTTTGTCCAAGTCTTCCAGCAAGTAATCCGGCAGACAGTGCTTTTCCGAAAAGCTCCACGCCTCAAGTGCTGACAACAGCTTGATCGTTTCTAGGATTTCTGGCTTAGTCATTCGGCTTTCTCCTTTGTGCTGGGTGCTGCGGGAAGTGGCATCCAATGTGTTGCCCATTCACACGGGTCATGAATGTCACCGTGCCAACGTTTGTCTCGTTTGCTGTAAGTAGCGCAAGTCATCGAACCGTCCTTGCAGCCGAGAAAAATCTCAGTACCATCCTTCGGCGCACTCTCAATAGTCCTCCACCCCGGCTGCACGGCTTGGGCTGCTTGCCATGCCCGCCATTCGCCCTCTATGTGTATGTAGTGGTACGAGCAATCAGCAGCTTTAAGCTCTGGTCGGCGCGGGTAATTTCCGTGCTTCATAACCCACGCCTCAAACGCTTCGCGTTGCTTATCCATGATCTGCCCCTTTAGCATTGATGGCTGCGCGTTTCCCACAGTGGTGGCAGTAAGCAACGCGGTTCTCTGCTGGCCCACCGTCGATAAAGCTCCAGAGTTCGCCACACGAGCTTGCCCATGTACCGGATTCGTCATCGTCAAGAGTCCATTCGCATGGCTCCCCCGCTTGGCTTGGCTGCGCGACAGGCTCCACAGGCGCATCAATAGCGGCGCGTAGTTCTGCGATTGCAGCTTGAATAGCGGCCTGTATCGGCTCGCCTTCTTTGTAGCCGTTATCTGCCCACTCCAGCGCATCAAGTGCTTTCTGTAATAGCTGCTGTGTCATTTTGAAATCTCCATCAATGCGTACTTAGCCTTTTCCATCCACCACAACGCTTCGCCACCATCAGAGCGAGTCGATGCAAAGTACAAGCCCCCATCAGCATCTTCGCCAATAATCCATACGGCTTTCGGCTTGGCATCAATGGCCGCTTGCAGTACGCGCTCAACGTCAAGGTCTAGGCTTGTGACGCCCGGCTGCACGGTTACGTTTTCTACGAGTTTCATTTGGACTCCTTAGCATTGAGGGCTGCGATGGTGGCTCGGGTGTACGCTTTTATGTGATCAAACCCTTGAATACTGGAACTGCCATATGGTGCAGCTAGTTTCGATATATCAGCGTCCGACAACTCCCCCGCTTGGCTTGGCTGGACCAGCTTATCGTTTAGCATCTTCGCGTGATGCGGGCAAAGCACAGATAAAGACTCTGGAATAGTTTTACCATCGCAGTGAATTTCAATCGACCGTTGCAGAGCAACCGTATACTTTATGTCGTTGCTATTTGCTCGGCTTGGCTGCGCCGAGCCGTCATGCACCTGATTTATGTCTGAGTCGTCTGGATCCACCGGGGATGCGCCTAAACAAGCCTTCACATACTCCGGCACTTCCAGCGGGTCAGCCATTGCGCTTGTGTAGTAGCCGTCAAGCGTAGTGTCTGGCTTTGGCACCGGGAAGGCGTCACGGCACGCGGCAAGGGCGGTTATCAGCTTGGCGTTTTCGGCTTGCAGTGCTGACTGGTCAGGGGATGCGCCTGCTACTGCGTAAACATCCACGCCATGAACTTGCGCGTAGCCTGTGCGATAGGTGGACGGTGTATCTCCACTTGCCCACTTAACTACATAGCCACAACCAATAGGCTCCTGCTTCTCCAACTCAGCCAGCCGCTTCTCTTGTTCAGATGCCTTCCTGCACACCTCGTCAAGCAATTGGTAGTCTTCTTGCCACTTCGCGCGGACACGCGCCACCTCAGCCTGCAAAGCCTCAATCTCTGCACCTTGCTTTACAGACAAGTTGTGAGACTTGTTATCCTCTGACATCCAGTAATCTGCCGCCTTGGTCTGTATTTCAATCTCAGCCTGCAAAGCTTCCAGCGTGACCAGCAGCGCGATGACCATGCCAGGGTTGAGGGCATGGTGATAAGCCTCCATCATTTGCACGTAGTCCGACCAAATGCCTGTGTGCCTCTCTGCCGCTTTTGCAGCCAATGCCCGCAAGTGCGAAAAGTCTTGTGTGTCTGTGGTCATGGTGTTTCCTTTTGGATTGCGGCGTCGATGGCGGCGTCTAGGTGCTGACAAACATCGCCCTTCATGATGTTGCCAATTGGCGGAAGTCCTATGCCAGTTGGAAACCCGAAATACTTGTATCCATCGTCGCTACGGTGGCCGCTTGTCTTGCGACGCACCCATTCATATCTGGCGGAGTTCTTGCGCAGCTTCTCAATCTCCACCGCCTGCGCCGCTATCAGTTCTTTCAGCTTGTCGGCAGAGTCCATGCCTTCACCTGCTGTTTGTAGAGTGTTCATTTTGCGTCCTTTGCCGCTATATTAGGTATAGCAGTGTTTCTATATTCCACGGGGGCTAGAGACTGGTTTTATGGGTGGTCGCGCCACGTTATATTGCAGGTTTTGCGGGATACATTGCGTTAAACCGCATAAAGTGGCACCACATCAGCGCCAAATGCGTAGGTGTGGCCATGCACTTGCAGTTTCATGTCGTATATACGTTGGCCAGCAAGCCACTCAGCGCACTCTTTTGACACAAATAAAACAGGCTCGCGCTCAGCTTTTAGCCGCGCAACCTCTGCTACGGGGTCGCCTTCTTCCTCCATCCCCAGAAGGGTCAAAATCCGGCTGTAGTTGTTGGCCTCAGTCGCTGGCACTTCAATCATTGTTTGCATGTTCTTCTCCGGTAAAAATTCGGTTTAACAGGTTGCTGCATCGGATCGCCTACGGCTCCCGCTGAGCAACGGCGTTATATGGCAGAGGCGCGTACCACGCTTGGTCGAACGCCATCATTGCCGCGTGAGGCGAAGCCCCGAATCCGCATACACCGGATTGCAAGTCATCCCCGAACAACGCACACCACTGGTTTCCGTCGCGGTACAGCTTCGGCTTGTAAATGACGTGAGAGGCCGTGTAGCACTGAGCCGCTTGCTGTATAGACTCCTGCGCCATTGCAGCAGCGTGACAAATGGCATTTGCAGCCATGTTTGAATCGTTTGGTGTTAGCACTGTTTCTCTCCTGTTGTACCAGCCCGATAACCGGGCGGTCGAGTGGACAAGCCACTCACCTCTGCGTTATGCGACGATCCAATCTCAGCGGCTGCACGCACGATTGCCCGGCGGGTGGCTGCTGCGTCCCGAAACCCCGGCTCGTCTATGTCAACAGTCTCGCCATAGCAAACGCGCGTTGCATGAGTGTCGATTGCAAGACCTAGCTTCACAGCCAGCCTCATCGCATCACCATCGTCTGTGAGTGGGTTCCACACATCCCCATTTCCGGGCCTGCACTCGGATTTTTCACCAAATGTCCAAGCACCAGAAGTCCATGCAATCTCGGGTAGACCCGCAGCCCTAGCGGCTGTTTCCAGTAGTTCTTCATCAGTCATATATCTCTCCGGTGTGTCGTTGCATAACCAGTTCATGGACATGGACCCCTGCGGGTCCAGTCATGGCGGCGTTAAATATCGTCAGTCATCCACCACTGCCCAGTCACCACCCTGCACACGCACATAAACACCAGACCCCACAAGGCGATGATGCAAGCGCCGACTAGGGCTCTAGTAGGTGGTGGACTCGCATGGCTATGCCACTACAAGACGCACACCTTGCGTCAGCTTTGCGCCTGGAACTTCTGCGCCAGTCTTGATAGCTGCTGCAATCGCTTTCTTATCCGGCGCGGCAACTGGCGGCTTCGGTGCTGGCGTAACCATGTATTGCGCTGGCAAACTCAGCGGGTCGAATATCTCCACGGCTGGTGGGTTGTGCCGAATGCTGATAGAAAACATTGGGCAATCAATGCGCTCAATTCCGGCGCGTTGCATGTTGGTCAACAGGTATTCACGCAGACCAGCGGCTACCTTGCATCGATGGGCCTTGAGAGCCTGCAAACGGGCAATCTCAGCGTCTATTGCTAGGTTGTGTGCCTCTGCGCCACGGGCTACGTATTCGATGCCTTGCGCTTTAACCGCGAGTTCATCAGTGATGCCGCTGGCTTCTATCGTGTCGGCAATGGTTGTTGCGTCGAAATCACCGTCTGCCAGTTGGTTGGCAAGGGCAAGGTATTGGTTTGTGATTGCGTAAAGTGCGGTCATAGGTCACCTCAAAAAGGAATGTCATCGTCCATATCATCAAATCCGCTGGCCTGTTTTGGCGCAGCTTGGCGGGGCTGTGGTGCTGGCTTAGGCTTGTCTGCCTGTTCACCAGATTGACCGCCTCCAGCCAACTCAAGATCAGACACGCGGCCCACCAGCTTTACACCTTTGCCGTTGCTTCCTTCGTAGGTTTCAACGTGCACATCGTCTACCGTCACGGAAATAAGCCCGCCCTTTTTTAGGTATGGGGCTAGCGATTCGGCACGCTTGCCCCACAAGCTGGCTTCTATCCACTGCGTGCATTTCTCGCCCTTCTCGCGGTAGTTGAATGCAAGTGCAAGGTTTGCCACGGCTTCACCGCTGTGGATAAATCTAATTTCTACGTCACGGCCAATACGGGCCAATCCAAATGTTTTCATGCTGCTTCTTTCTGTGTGAGTTCTTGTTTACGTTTATCTTTTGCCGTGGTGATTGCATGACGGTAGCCAGAATCCAGCATCTGTAAAGCGTTCTCAAAATTGGTCTTGAGAATGTCTAAGCTGCTGCTGTTTGCAATGCCTTTCAGGATTGCCGAAACGTCAGGCTCTGCCCTTGCTGGCCTAGATGCTGCGTTGCCATCGTCATCTTCTGGAGCTATGCCACAGGCCGTCATAAGGCTGTAGCGACGCGCATAGGTCAACGCACTACCGTAGCCTTGCGGGTCTTGCTTGGATGCTGGCACGTGCAGCTTGCCACCGCGTAGTTCTTCGCCAGATTCATGCAGGAACAGTGTTTCCACCGTCACCCCCGTGGAGTCTTCAAACGTCTGCTGAATCATGGCAATGCCGTTGTCAAGCAATGCGCCTTCTACAGCCTCTAAGCACGCTCCAAGGTCGGCATACTTGCTGCGAAATGCAGGGTTAGTCTTGTCCTTCAAAGCTGGCCCAAAGGCGCGTTTAGCTTTCACAAAAGCCGCTGCTACTGTCTTCATGCTTTCACCCCCGAATAGTTCATCAATTCTTCAAGCGGAATCCCCGCCAGTTGGCAGATCAAAGCAATGTCAGCCTGCTTGATGCTGTACTGACAGCCAATGCGGTAGAGAATGTCTAGCTGCATCTGGCGCTCTGCAACCCTCTCGCGCTGGCTTTCTTCTTCGTCGTAGAAAGTTGGCGTAAGGCTCTCGAAAAAATCGTCGTAATTTCTCATTTCATACCCCATTGGTTGCCAGCCCGTACCCGTGGCCGGTGGTTGTTGTCTTCATTCGTGCGCTTGATAAGAGCTTCCATGTCACGCTTTGCCCTTGCTTCTTCTTCCTCTGCTGTGGGCAAGTTGAAATCTATAAACCAGTGCGCAGCAATGCCAACAATGCACAAGATCAGCAGAAAGGTAAGGATTGGTCCGGCGTAGGTCATACACCAGCCCTCCATACAAAAACATCCAGCGCCACCACAAACAAACCAATGGCGCAAACAAGGTAAATGGCTCTATTTGCGGCGGTCATTCCTGTTCCCCTGCATCAGCCAAGTCCACAGCCTTCAAAACATCATCAGCAACTTGCTCAAGGTCTGTAGGCATCCACAGCGCTACGCCCTCAAAGCGATCAACCATTGCGTTATGCATTGCATACAGCACATCGGCCATGTGTTTTGGGTGGATGTAACCGGCTTCGATTTGCTTGATGAAGTCAGCCGCGATACCTTCGTTGCTGAAACTGCGGAACACGCGCTCTGCGTGCTGCATTGCTAGGGCGCTTGATTCGGCGGTGGTGAAGGTGTTCATGCTTTCACCTTGACAAACTTGTTTTTCGCATCCAGCTTGTAGGTAACATTCGCCTCAATGCCGTCTTCGCCAACATAGCCAATCACAGTGCGATGGCGATCGTTTTTCCCGTCATACCAGCAGATTCTGATTTCGCCCTTGTCGCCTGCTGTGGCGGTGCCCCTGTTGCCTGCTGTGGCGGTGCCCCTGTTGCCTGCTGTGGCGGTGCCCCTGTTGCCTGCTGTGGCGGTGCCGTAGATGCCTGCTGTGGCGGTGCCCCTGTAGCCTGCTGTGGCGGTGCCGTAGTCGCCTGCTGTGGCGGTGCCGTAGTTGCCTGCTGTGGCGGTGCCGTAGTCGCCTGCTGTGGCGGTGCCGGAGGCGCCTGCTGTGGCAGATCCAAGCGCACCAACAGTTACTAGCTCGTTGTATCCACCGATGGCTGACCGGCCAACCACAGCAACAGTCGCCGCCTTTGGCTCATTGGCAATGATGTAATCAGCCGCCTCAGCCTTGCCGCCAACAAAAACAACTTCACCAGATTGAAACTTGCACTTGCCGCCAAGCATGCGAATCTGAGAATCCTCGACACGAACGACCAGCCACTTAGCACCAGCAACAGCCCAATAATCAGCGCATCCGTGGTCGCCTTGCCCGTACAGCCAGCCGTGCAGACCATTGCCGCATTCTTCGTTATCTTTCCAATCGGCAGCTGTTGCAATGCCGCCGACACCGGGCCACACAAATCCGTTTCTGCTGGTCATGTCGGCACGGTTGCAGCGCAGTACCAATGAGGTTGCTGCGGCTTCTTTCTTCACTTGCTTCTTTGTCATTTCGCTACTCCTGGTTGTTTGCTGCGATGTAGAGACTGTAATACGCAAATAAGCGTAACGCAATAGGTTTTTGCAAATAAATTAAAAATAAATCGCTTGCGATGTTGCAAAAAGCGTATTACTATCTACCGCATGAAAACAAATCAACCAACTGTAAACAACAGCATACGCCTGCCGGTATCCTACTGGGCCAAGCTGCGTGCTGTATGGCAAAAATCAGGCGGCGGATGGTTATTAAAAGCCATAGACCGGGAACATAAACGCATTTTTGGAGTGACCAAATGAAACACGCCCTAGCCCTTTCCGTAGCTCTCCTAGTCGCTGGCTGTGGCGCTCAGTCAAAGCCGCTGAACATCTGCCTGCAACCCAGTGACCGCACAGAAGTGATGCGCAACTGTGACAGCACTATCCAGCCATTGCCAAGCGCTGGAAACGTAGTCGATTTCGTCGGTCGTCAAATGCTTCACGCTGGCAACGTCATGGGCTGGATTGGACAAGGCGAATGGCGTAACCAGAACTACCGCGCAATCATTGCCGAGTTTGCCAAGTACCCCGGCAAGGTCACACACGTTTACGTGGCTGACGAGATCAATCTTTGCCCAACAGGCCCATGCATTGGCCGCGATGACGCCCTGGTAAACGAAGCAACACAGATTGCCCACGCTCACGGCTTCAAGACTACCGCAACGATCACCCAGAGCGTGATATTCGCGCCCGGTTTCAAGCTGCCAAACGTGGACGTTATAGGCATTGACCCGTACTTTGTGACGCTAGACCCAAACCTGAATATGGGTGGCTGCAACCTGTCCACAAACATCATCGCAAACCAGTACCTGTGCTCAGTTCAAAAGCTGCGCTCACTTGGCTACACCGGGCCAATGGTCTATGTCGGTCAAGGCTTTGGCCTGACCACTGACACACACGAATACCGCTTGATGTACCTGCGCTTACAGGCTGAGGCTTATGCGCAATCAGGTGCTGATGCAGTAATGAGTTGGGGATGCCATCTGGGTGCGCCTGAACTCGCCAAAGAACCAAATCTTGTTCCCCTTTGCAACACCCAATATGAGGCACTTGTAACACCATGAGACAAAACGCTACCACCCCGCAATTTCACAAACTTCTTATGCGAATGATGCCCGAGTGCTACTCCAGCATGGGCGAAGCAAAACTTATTGCAGCCGTAATTTCTCAGGCATGGGCAGATGCTGCGGACAAACAAAGCGCGAGAGTATTTTTTACAGACCCATTGAGTTCACTGGAATTCTATTGCGAGAGGGTCGGCCTAAATGCTCAACAAATCCGCGAAGTATTTGAAAAGCACAACGGCGCATACAAGCAGCATATGCAAGCGGAGGCGGCATGAACTTCACCAAACCCCTCGGCCCTTTTGCGATCTTGTACGAACCACGCAAGACACCACCCGCGCCAATCAAAAAGAACAAATACAAGACCAAGAAAGAGCGTGCAGTCATCGCACTGGTGACGCCACTAGAACGACGCACACGACACGCAGCAGAGCGACAGGCAGTGATGGCAAAGATTCTGAAGAAGAACCCGTATTCCGAGATCGCCATATCAACACCCGGCGCAGCAGACCGCGCCGACGCACTACGGAGAGCAGCTATATGAACACAGTTCTTAGCCAACAGCAAAGCATCATCAAACGCCTTCGCAAAGGCTGGACAACGGGCCTAGACGCTCTCCAGACATGCGGAACCATGAAGTTAGCCACACGGGTATCAGAACTTCGCCGCGACGGTTACACGGTCTTGGATAAGTGGGTAGAGGCCGAAGGTAAGAGATTCAAGGCTTACAGGCTGGTGAAGTAATGCGCGACTACGGAAAAGTCCACACATCTTTTTGGACTAGCCCAAACATTCGTGCTATGTCTGAGGACGGCAGGGCGCTTGCGCTGTACCTGTTGACCTGTCAGCACGGCACGATTGCTGGTGTCTTTCGTTTGCCGAATGGCTACATCTGTGAAGACCTGCAATGGGAAGCCGAAAGAGTTGAAACAACCCTTGCGGAACTGTTCCATAACGGTTTCGCAACACGGTGCGAGTTCACAAAATGGGTTTATGTGTGTAAGCACATGGACTGGAACCCACCAGAGAACCCAAACCAAATCAAATCTGCTGCAAAAGTGGCAAATCAGATTCCCGATGGATGCTGCTGGAAGGCCGCTTTCATTGGCAGATTCGGTTCTTACCTTGGACTTGTTGTCCCAACTTCAGCACCAAAACAGGAACCCTTACCCAACCCTTCCGAAACTGTTTCTCAACCAATAACAGAAACAGTAACAGTAACAACAACAGTAGCAGTAACAGAAACAGAAAAGAAGACCAAGGCAGCGGCGCAAGCGCCTTTTGTTTTGCCTGACTGGATTCCGCAAGACGCTTGGTCAGCATTCATGGAAGTCCGAAAAGCCAAAAAGGCAAAGAACACGGACTACGCGCTTGAACTGATTTTGAAAACTATGGAGCAGATACGCGCTGCCGGTGGTGACGCGATAGAGGCCATGAACAACTCAATCAAGTCCGGTTGGTCCGATGTTTACGCACCAAAAGGCCAGCAGAAGCACATCCCCAAAGCACCCGGTAAACACACCGGATTTAACGAAATGAACTACCGCGAAGGAATTGCCGAAGATGGAACAATCGCCTAACAAAATCGAACAAGCCTCAATGGCGCACACCATAGCGCGAAGCATGCGCGAAGGCACTACGCCTGCCCCGCTTGGTGAAAAAGCAGTGGTTTGCGATACCCACGGCGAGTACATCAGCGCCGGTACTCGCTACCTTGGAACCCGTGAGATTTGGACGCGATGCCCTGACTGCACTGAGATCATGCGTGCCGAAGAATTGCAGGCAGAGGCAAACAAAAAGGCCGCAGAAGCCAAGGCGACTATGGAGCGCCTGCTAGATCAGGCCAGCATACCGCAGCGTTTCATTGGCCGTTCGTTTGATAACTTTGTTGCCACTACTACTGAGCAACAAAATGCGTTGCAGGTTTCTCGGGCATATGTGGAAGCCTTCCAAGACCACTACAAGCGCGGTACTGGGTTGATCTTGTCCGGTATGCCAGGAACAGGAAAGAGCCACCTTGCAGCGGCCATCTTGCAAGGAATCATGCCTAGGCATTGCGGTCTGTACACAACCTGCATGGGCATCATCCGGTCCATTCGCGGTACATGGCGCAAAGATTCAGAGCACAGCGAAACAGACGTTCTTAGGGCCTACGCTGGTACTCCATTGCTTGTCATTGATGAAATTGGCGTGCAGTACGGCACCGATGGAGAGCAAACGATTCTGTTTGATGTGCTGGACCGTCGCTACAGGGACCAGATGCCGACCATTTTGCTGACCAACCAAGCGAAGGCCGGGTTTAAGCAATTCATTGGTGATCGCAGTTTTGACCGGCTGATTGAAACGTCACGTTGGGTGGCCTTCGATTGGCCTAGCTATCGCGCTACGGCACGTAAGGAAGCCGCATGAGAAACACCTACAACCATGATGAACTAGAGGCTTCGCGCATTCTGGACTTGGCGCGTATTGGCGGCGATGTTCCTGAGTCTGCAATCACTTGGGCGCTGTGGACGCTTGGTGATCTGGTGGGAGTAGCTGCGTGAAGTCTATTGCTGGAACATTGGCTGCACCGTTTCCGTGGTTTGGCGGCAAGGCAAACGCCGCAGAGTTAGTGTGGCAAGCTTTTGGAGTCGTTGACAACTATGTTGAGCCATTCGCAGGCAGCGCGGCCATGCTGCTGGCTGCACCAGATAGTAAGCGGGTTGCAACGATCAATGATGCTGACGGGTTTGTGGCTAATTTCTGGAGGGCAATCAGCCTGGACCCTGACGAGGTGGCGCGTTACGCCGATTGGCCTTGCAATGAGGTTGATCTATTTTCGCGGCATAGCTGGCTTGTTCGGCAATCGCAAACGCTCTTGAGCCTGCTGCATGGCGATCCTGAGTTTTACGACCCAAAGATTGCGGGATATTGGGTGTGGGGTGCGTGCAATTGGATTGGATCAGGATGGTGTGGTGGTGAAGGGCCATGGATACATGACGGCGAGACGATTGTGGACTCCCGCAAACTCCCGCACCTTGGCGATGCCGGGCAGGGCATCAACCGCAAACTCCCGCACCTTGGCAATGCCGGGCGGGGCATCAACCGCCAAATCCCGCACCTTGGCGATGCCGGGCGGGGCATCAACCGCCAAATCCCGCACCTTGGCGATGCCGGGCGGGGCATCAATCTC